CGTCCCAACCTGATCCAATGTCAAAACCAATGCCTGTGATCTCAACACCGCCGTAGTCAACACCTTGCATCAACTGGCCAAGATCCTTGCCTAGTTGTCCAGGTTCTGGATTGTAGAAATGATTTATTCTATCAGCGGCATCTAATAAACTTACATTTTTGTAATATTGTATTACATTGGTTGTTAAGTTATTAGGTGCAGTATTAAACTTTAGAACTCCTTTATATCGAGTATAAGGATAGCTAGTGTCAAGTTCGTTGAATACTGTGTAATCAGCACTTAATACTTCACCGTTATTGTCCGAAACAATAACTTTGTTTTTAACAATATCAATAGGCCATGCTAGTTCAAATCTAGTTCTATTACCAGTTCCTCTAAATGACTCTGTGACATTTAAAGATGTAAATGTTGTTGATGCAGATATTCTATCAAACTTGATTCCAATTTTTGTAGAACGTACTAGACTATTTCTTAGTATAGCTACTGCTCTTGCAGGAGAACCGTTCTCCCCAATCGATCCGTCAATCAATATTCTAGGTGTATACAAGAATGTTTCGTAGTAGGGATCTGTTATTAATATCTTTGTAACTTTTCCTGCTGAGATATATGCTTTAGCAAAAATAGATGCCGGTGCTCCTTCAATAGTAACTTGCGGAGCTTTCTGATATCCCGAGCCGCTGTCAACAATAGCTATTTCTACTAGGTTAAATCCAGTATTGTATAACCAATCAGTATATGGGTATTTTGTTATATCTGTTGAATCATAACTTAATACACTGTTAGTGATCTTAGTTTCAAATGTTTTTACAACATTTTCATCTTTAACATATCGTGGAGGCAAGTCAAAGTCAGTAATCTGTGAGTTTGATCTTTCAATAACATCATAGTTGCTGACAAACTCTCTAATCTTACTTCTATAAGGTTTAACTTCGTTAATGTATTCTTGATAGCTAGCCAAGTTATCATTTTGATATGTTGGCTTTTGCTCTAGAGCACCCAAGTTATGTTTCGATCTAACAAAGCTAGTTTTAAATGCCCAGTCAATAAACTTCTGTTCAGAGAATGCATAACGTATGCTAGCAAAGAACAGTTCTTTATATTCAGATGCTAGATCGTCAATAAAGATATTATTCTTAATACATTCTAAAATAATCTTTAGTTCTGTCTTAGGTTGATCATCGAACACATAAGAGTCAAATGTTGGTCCGTCAAATCCAGAAGCATTAGCCGCAAACTTATACAAGTTATCATTGAACTGGATAGTTCCGTTTTCTCTTCCGATAGTCTTGTAGTTAACTGTTGTTTCTAATACGTCTTGATTGTCAATCTTTTCTAACAATACCCAACCGCCAACGCCTTGATTTTTAACCTTGACTATTTCGCCAATGTTAACTGTTGTTGACGGTAGCTGATAAATGAAGTCCACTACGTGATCAAGTTTTGTAAAGGCATTGTAACCAGTTTGATACCAGTCAATGTATTTCCAATAACGTGTGGTGTCGTAGGTTTGAGACTTTTCTCTAAACCATGTTTTCTTTGTAGCGTTCCATGAATACAACGACCATCTATTGTTTGCAGTCTCGTCTGCTGTTATCAACACCGACAATGTTCTAACAGATAATGTTGTAGACGCTAAGTATCCCTGCCCAGTAGTTTCAACTAGTGCAGATGTAATTTGTCCTTTGGTACCAATGATAGTTTTGATCTTTGCACCTGTACCGATACCATTGATCACAACCTCAGGAGGATTGACGTAACCTTTACCCGGATCAACTATTTCAACTCGGATAAGTCTACCGCCCTCAATAACTGGAGTTAGCGTTGCTCGGCCAATTTCGTTTGTTCCTACAAATCTAATTTGACTATATGTAGATACTTCGTAGTCAAACTTGCCAGAGTTGATGTTTGGCGGCAAGTCTTTTGAGTTTAGGGAACTAAAATCAAACTCATCTATAATAGATTTTTTAACTAGTACAGAGTTTACTCTCTCGATAAACTGTTTTAGAGCTTCAACTCGATTTACAAACATACTCTGTCTTGGACGAGTTTGTATTCCGTATTTTAGTTTAGCTGGGATCTTAGAGTCAGGTACTTCATTGCCTAAGCTGTCAAATCCACTAAGACTGTCAAACCATTTTTGTTCAATAAATGGGTTGATTGGTTTGTCTATAGAACTTGTAGACATTAGTTGATAATGGCTGTGTGCATTAGACTGCTGGTAGTTATCAATAATCCAATATCTAATGTTAAGAGCAACTTTCTTGCCTGTTACCAATGGTTTGCAGTTTACTAATGAGAACTGATTATTATCATGCAAGGCTATGTAGCTTACGCCCATGTTCTTAGGATCGCTAATATATTTTGCAACATCATTAGCTGATATTTTTCTATTTTCAATATCAGGAACTACTGCCTTATTCTTAACCCAGAAGTAGTAAGTATATGAAAAAGTTTTTCCTACAGTATCGTATGACTTGTTTATGCTGTAACAGGCATCACCGTATTTGCTTAATCCGCTTATACCCAATGTCAAGCCTAACTCAGTGTCAGCAATTTTATCCCACTCTGAAGGCTTGTATTCGCTTGCTACCCATTCGTATACTTCAGCATATTCGTTGTTAAATGTGTTGTTCCAAGTATTCGCCTTGTAAACAATAGTACCCTGATTAGGATCAAGATATTTTGAAGAACTTAGATCCCACCATAGGTGACCAACTTCTTTTCCTTCCCAACACATTAACGGATCAACTACTACTAAGTCGTTGCCAGTTGAATAAGTTGCAGGATCATAAAAAGTTTTAAACTTTAGTTCCTGTTCTGCAATACCTAAAATCTTTCCTTGTAATGGGTCAACTACATCAAGATAAGATATGATTTGATTTTCTTCTGTATCATACAAGAACACCGATTTAATCTTATCTACGTTTACAGTCTGAGATAGTCCTCTAAACTTATACCAAGACTTAGTAGGTGATGAAAACTCATAGACAGTACCTGCTGTTGGCACAAAATCGCTGACATAAACTTTATTAGTCATGGCAATAGTAGCACCGTAGTTAACGCCCATAGCATCACCTACTTCGAGAGCATCAGAGAATATAAACTTAGAATCATAGTAATCATATACTACTACGCTACCTACGCCTAGTTCATTTTCTAAGAATGTGGTTGCTTCTAGATCAAAAGTAGTAGAGTTTGCATCAAATACTGTATCGTCACGCTGACGACCGCCTTCTGATCCGATAGCCAACTGATCTCCAGCAGTATTGAAACCAACTGTACTGCCAAACTTTTCATTTGGTCTGTTGAACGGTGTAGTTAATACATCAATAGGAACATACTGGCCAGGCGTATATGTTTCTTTGATATTGACCATTAATTTTGCTGTGGCATCATCATATGATAGAGCAACACCAACCATATAGTTTGCATCGTTATATGTTAATGTAACCTGTTGGGACTCTTGTATAACTAAAGGCTTCGGTATTGTATTTGAAACAGCAGACCCAAAATAGTTTGTACCTTTAGTTAACAGTTCACCTGCGGTAACTGCACCGGTTCCACTATGAACTTGCGTGATTCTGTAAGTAGCATTATTATTTCCGCCAACAATGATTACAACATCGCCAACTCGGTATCCTGTACCGTCTGATGCTCTTGTTGGGTTAGGTCTTAGTACTCCAAACGAAGCTGTTGTATTAAGACGTAAACCAGTACCTCCTCTGCGGATAGTTATTTCTTTAATACCAAGACTGATCTCTGAATCTGTTCCTTCTGCTGTAATGCCGCTAGTTGGTACTAGGCCAGGAATAGTAACTTCCCAAGTAGTAAAACTAGAAGGAACGTTTGTGTAAACAACTACTGCTCCTTGAGCATAGTGTCCTGAAATTTCTTTATCGTTAAAATAGAAGTTTCCAGAATAGTTTCTTGCGCCAACTGCAAGTCTAGAGCCATCCTTTGTTACAGATATTGCACTGCCAAAATAGCTGTCATTGCCAAAGTCATAGTTAGGCGGTACGTTTCCTGCTGTAATAGTTTGTACAGGCGTCTGAAGTGCTGTTCTAGGATTAATGTTATGAACTTTAACAGTTCCGTTACTAAATGCTAATACAACATTTCCATTGTCTGCAACAGACATTGAATTTATTTTTGTTCCAAGAGGAACAGTATTAAATGTATACGGCGCTAACACTATTGCATCACTAGAGTTAAACGAGGCATCTAGTTTATTCAATAGGAGAGTAGTAATGCGGTATGCAGTTATTGTTGGATAGCTATTGCTAGATCCTTCAGATGCTACAATCAATAAGCCGTTATCTTTAGATATAGCAACCTTAGCTCCAAAATATTCATTTGCAGATGCTGTTGCAGATGTTACTAAGTTAGAATAATCAAAATAACCATTATTATTTTTTACATATAATGCAACATATCCTTGATTAGAATACATACTCATTGAGCCGTTGCGAGAATCTAATGCAACACTTGGGCCGTCAAGAGTTTCTGATATTTTAAATCTAGTAGAACTTAGCTTCTCAGATAAGAAATAGTTAGTATTTGTTTTTACTCCGCCAATGGCTCCTGCGGCGAAAGCAACGGTACTACCGACATCAAAACCATTTAGGTTGCCTGTAGTAAGAGTTAATACGTTTCCTACAGAACTTGTTGATCCTACTACTAAACTAGATACGTTTGCTTTGTATGCACTAATAGCCAAGTATACACCGTCGTTACTTAAAGCAACTGCGCTACCAAAAGAACTATTTGTCCATAGCAATGCTGGGTTTGAACGTTCTACGTTTTGTGTAGTAACTGGGCCGATTTCATCTTTGAATGCCCAGTTTGTTTTTGCGCTAGGACGAGTATAATACGATACTGCATTTATAGAAGTCATAGCAAGTGTAGTATCATTACTGTCCACAGCAATAACTATTCCAAAGTATGGCTTAGTGTTTGTTATAGGAGAAACTACATAGTCTTTTTCATACTTCCATACTGACCAATTATTTTTAGTGCCGTCAAGCCAAATAAGGTCTCCTGATTTTTTCTTAGGGATTCCAATAGTATTGATTTCGTCAAACGAGTTTTTTAGTCTAACTGAAACAAGTTTAAACAAGTTTAACTGTAAAGGTAATGCAGTTACTGATGTTGTAAAGTCTGCAGGTTTTTGTATTTCAAAATAATCATGCTCTATTGCAACAACTTTATGGAAACCTTCAAGTGCCGGAACAGAGTTGTTGATACCAATATAGTCATCAACTTTGATATCTGTATCAATCAATCTGTTAAGTTTAATTCTTAAACGTGCCCCTAACGGTTCTACTAGTCTTACACTATTTTCAAATAATGTAAATCTAAATACATTCCATGTATTTTTGTCGTAGGCGACCCAGAAATAATAACCTTCTTCTAGAGTATTAATATCAACGTTTACAATATCGTCTAGTATATTAAGCTCAACTTCAATGTCTTCTGGGCATACATAGCCTGCGGTTGACACGTAGTTACTTGTTATTGTCTTTGTTGGGAACGGCTGATGTGTATAGTTACTTGGTTTCAAATAAACTTGATCAGGAAGTATTCTATAAACAAAGTCCACTAGATTAGGATTGTATGTTTTTGTTAGTTCAATGGGTTGAGGATTGATTAAAAACTTATTTTCGTCTAGTAAAAACTCAACTTCATCAAATCCTAAGTTGCTGCCGTACTGTCCAATACGAACTGCCCATTCTTCATAGAACTCTAAGCTGTCGCCTGTGCTGGTGCTCAGGGCATCGAATAGTTTACTGAAACTATTTTGAGTTCCTTTCTCAGTGATGTATCCTTGGTAAAACTTATATTGGCTTACATCATCATTAATAACGTTTTCAAGATACTGGCGCTTTTGATAACCTATCAAGTGTTGTGCAAACTTTTGTTGATCAAGATCAAAACTATCTGTATCAAGATCGTAGAAGTCTGCAAACTGATTGGCACGATAGTCCCAGTTAGGTATTAGTTTAGCTTCAGGACGTGAATCTAATCTATTCCAGTTGTCAAAAATAAACTCTTGAGATCCAGGCACATTTGTTTTTGCACTATAGTAAAACTCTTTATACTTTACTGTATCGCCTAGTGCAAAGTCTGTCCATGGTTCCCAGAACTGAACTTCTGCTTTGTCGTAGACAAAGCCAGGAATATCAAAGTCTCCATTCCAATCGCTGGTTCTATATCCTACTACTTTTATTCTTTCTTGGCGGTAGCCCTGTAGTTGATCATATATTATGTCATTAAAAATAGTTGTATTATCTAATATTAGTACATGTTCTTTTTGTACAAGGTTCAACGCAACATGATAAATGCCGTCGTCAGTATTTCGTGGACGTAAAGTAAACAAGTTGCCTTCTCTAGAATTACCTGTGTATAGGCTAGATAGTGCTGTACCGTCTTGCTTTAAAACAGAATATTCATAAAAATTATCATAGATGTTATCAACAACAGAATATGACTGAGCAAACTTTACTTCTTCTGCACATGGGCTTAGACTAATGATCGATCCTACAGACCAACGCTGTGTTGTCCAGAATGCAAACTCCTTGGCGCTAGTTTGAAAATCTGTAATGTTTCTAATAACATTGTTAAAGTTTTCAAACTTAAATCCGATATATTCAAGGTAAGCACCATAGCCTAATAAAAAGTCAACTACATCTTGTATAGTTGATAGCTCTGCACCGTAGTGTAGAGTTGATACATCAGTATCAAACTTGCTACGAATAATAACATCACGGCCACCTGTAATAGGTAACTTAGATAGTTTGGTAAAATATTTTATTTCAAATACTGTAGAGCTCTGATGAGATACTTGAGTTCTGTAATAAGCGCCATCATAAGAAACGATTGTGTCTTTTACAAAATACTTTTCAGATCCCCATGTAATAAATGTATCAGATATTCCACCAATGTTAGTTACGTAATCATTATTTGTAATCAAAGGTTTGAAATATTTGAATACAGGAGAAAACTTATTGTATCCACTGATGATAAATCCGGTAGTTTGTTTTTCTACAATCACACCACTGTAGTCAACAGTATTAACCGGACTACTTGTATTAAGAATAATATTATAGTTTTCGTCTGGAACAAATACATTGCTTGTATTCAATGGACTACGACTATCTAGTATTAATTTAAACTTTTCTTTAGTTGTAAAGCCGCCAAGTTTACTAGACAATCTAGCAACTAAGTTTGACAGTTCTGCTTTATATACATCAACTTCATTTATTGATTGTCTACCAATCACATAGTCAACAATATAGTTTACAAGTCCACAGGTGAATACTCGAGTAGCATCGTCAGGTGTACTAGGTAATACTAGATTGGCAACATTAAATCTTAGATTTCCGTTGTCAACTTTGTAAACAAGTTGTCCAGTATCATCTCTATATTGTCTTACGCGGTCAAAACAGCTGGCAAAAACTTTTGCAGGACGTAGTGTAGTAAGTGCAGTTAATAATGAGAAAGGATATTCAGAACTTCTTCTCCATGCTGTTTCAATAGGAGCATGGTCACCGAATCTAAACTCGCCTTCTATTAAGGAAGTAGTGAATCCACTAATGATGCCAATGTCAGTTGGAGGCAATAAGTTTCCATCTTCGTCCACCGGCAGGGATGTCATTAAGAAAGGCCTGTTAAACTTTTCATTTTTAACTAGTGGCTTACCTGGTTCTTTGACTAGCCCTTCAGCTAGGTCTTCCCATAAAATTAAGTTGTTACTTGTATACGGTGCTGGGCCATAGACAGTTTGCCACCATGCGGGCTCAACACTATATCCTAACATTTCCCAAGGATGTGTATGCGGGCGGTCAGTATCGTATAGGAACTTAAATACGCCTCTCCAGAAGCCTGGAAGTTCTGCACCGGTATCTGTTCTAAACTCTTTATAGTTGTAGGTCTTTGGCTCCGTACTATTAAAGAACGAATGTCTAGTATAGTCGTTAGATATTAGATTTGACCAGTGTAAGAAATCACCAACCATTATTCCGTTAATATCTGCCATTGACAGATCAGATGATCTTCCATGGCCTGGAATGAAATTATAAAGATCAAATAATTTAGTATTATATTCTGATTTAATATTATTATAGATTCTCTTTTCAAACTCTAATAATAGATCATCTCTAAAGTCATCAAAAGCTACAGTAATACTACCATCATGTCCTTGTATAACTTTAGTAGGAGTTTGGTATGTAGTATCCACATAGATTTGGGGTTTAAACTTAGGATATAGTCCTAGCTTAGTAGGAGTCGGTGGCAGGAAGCAACCGTCAGTTTTTTCGTATTGGATAACTTTTAAGTTGTCGCCTACTGTGATAGCTGTTAATATCTGTACAAAGTTGTCAGATGTAAAAATATAATCAGTGCCGTGTAATAGCAGTTCTTCATTTAGATACACTAATACAGCTTTTTCACTTGATGTGTTAAGATTGAAATTAAAGATCAACGGATATTCTGTGATAGAATCATCAATAACTTCTTGATCAAATATAAAACTTGCACCTGTAGCAAACATGTCGCTCAAATAATAAGGCGAGTTTGTTGTAAAATCTTTTGTGACTTCTTTTAAGATTAAATCTAAATGGTTTCTTACTAGGCCGTCATAGCCGTAGTCAGTTGCTTTACGTAGTAGATTTCTTTTAAACTTTGCATATTCTAATCTAGCAATTTTTAATGCATTAATGATATTATGCTCTTTACTAGTAACATGATATGCTACTGGTAGTAAAGGAGCAGAATGTTGTATAATCTTTTTACCGTATGGAGTAATGTTTCCTAGATCTCTAAGACTATTTTTTCCGGGAACTGTTCCAACAAATCCAGAAATACTATCTGCAATAGACCCTACGTGATTATTAATCTCACCGAGTGTAAATGTATCAAGGCTTAGGTTCTGCGGATTGTTTTCTAAGTTAGACGGAAACTCATAGTATCCGTTAACTCTAGGTGCAGAAGATCTTGTTTTGATAATCAATACATCGCCAACTGATAAGTCAGTAAAGAACTGAATGTATGCAATGTGATTTAAAATCTCAACAGAATAGTCAGTTTCGTATTTTTTTACACCGTTTAGATAAATCTTAATTTCTAAATCAGTTAAATCTCCGCTGTTGTCATATGCATCAACAGGAAACATGTTACGTAGTCTGTCAACATCATATTGACGTATAATATTTTGTAAGCTGTCTTTTACAGCGATTGACCATCCGTTGGCATGATCAAACAATGCTAGAGAATAGTTAAGTCTTAGGTATCCTAGCTCTGGCTTGATATCAATCAACATGTTGTTATTTTGATATGTGTGCTTATCAGTATGTAAGTTAAACTCAAAAACAATGTCGCCAAAGTTTCCAATGTTTCTATAAGTTATATTAAAACCTAGTTCTGTATCATACGTAGTTCCAGAGGCATAGCTGAATAACTTACAACCTACAAATGTAGTACCTGGATACTTAGTTGTATTACCATAACTAATACCTGTTGGGTCTACTACATCAAATAAAGGACTTTGATTTACAGCAGTCTTATCTTGGCTTCTCATCCATAGGCCATCCATATAGTGGAACATTGTTCCTCTGTAGGTGTTGCCTTCTGTTACTAGTACTGTTTCACCTTCTTGTGGTTCAGTATCAGTGTCAGGGATAAGTGTTATTCTACGTTCGCCAATGTGTGTTATAAAAGACACTTTGAATATTCTACCTGATACTCTAACATCAGTATCAGCAGTAAACAGAACACGCATACCATCAACTAGTGTTACGCCGTCAACATTATAACCAAAGCTACCTTCTACTGTTGAAAATACATCTTCAGTAAATGTATCAACTAATGTAACGCTTTGCTTAGATATTTTACCAAAGTTCCATAACTGAATATTTGGTTCAAACTCAATGATAGGACGTTTTGCTCTAGCATCTTGGTCAATAACCGCAGGTTGGTTATTAGCAAGTGCAGATGTTTCTATAACGCTACGATGGAACCAACGATTGTGTCTGCTCCATGGGTTACTATCTTTACTGCTTCTATTGACTGTAATATAATCTTTTGTTT